CTTCAAGCAGGGCGCTTCGGTAATCACCAAGCAGGGTGACGGTCAGCGCGTCGAGCTGGTCACTGGTGACCACGATGACCGCGTTGCCAACCGTGTGACCGTGATTGTCGAGGAGCGCCTTGCCCTCGCCACCCGCGTCCCGTCCGCGTTCGTCAAGATCACCGAGGCCGCATCCTAATGGCTCTCAAAATCTACCGCTCGCCTGACGGCTACCAGTTCCAGTACGAGGAAGGAACGCAGCCAGCGGGCTACGTCCCCGTGACTGCCGATAAGCCCAAGGCCGCGCCCAAGCGGCGCACCGCGACCAACAAGGCCGCAAAGACACAGAACAAGTAAGGAACGTTAGGGGGCAACCATGCTGACCCCGTGGGGCTACTCGGTGGACTCTCTGCCGCCCATCATCGGCATTGACGAGTTCAACGACATGACGGGCAACCGCTACGCGAGCGACGGGCGCGTCGAGTCCGCAATCGCCGCTGCGACGGCGGCAATCCGCGCGTACTGCGGCTGGCACGTCGCGCCAATCCTCACGTGCGAGTACGTGTGCGACGGCGAGCGCGGCGATATCTGGCTCCCGTGCGCTGGGCTGCGCTCCGTTGACTCCGTGGAGTTCGACGGCGTGGCGCAGGACGTGCGTGGCTTCAACCGCCACGGGCGCGTGCGCACGGCCAACCGTCAGCCTTGCGGCGGGCTTGGCAACGTCTCCGTGACCTACTCGGCGGGATACGACCTCGACGCGACGCCCGACCTTGCGCAGCTCATCGCGCAGCGCGTCGTTGCCGAGGTCGCGCTGAGCGCCTACGGCATCGCGTCAGAGACGGCGGGCGGCGTGTCCATCTCCTACAGCGGGACGGCGCTCTCCGACGCTGGCAGCTCGTTCCTGCCCGACTCGGCAAAGGCCGCGCTGTCCGCGTACAGGCTGGTGAGCGCCCATGTTGCCTAGCTGGTGCCGAGACACGGTTACCATGCTCCGCGCCCCGCTGGTGACCAACGGCATGCGCACCGAGCGCGACTGGGCGCACGCGCAGGGCCACGCCATCACGGGATGCAGCGTGCAGCCCGCTGGCACGTCCAGCGACTTTGGCACCGTGGACGCGGTTGCCAATGCCGACGCGACGCTCTATGCGCCGCCCTCATCGGATATCGCCGAGGGTGACCGCGTGGAGTTCGCGGGCGCTACCTACGTGGTGGACGGCATCCCGTATGAGTGGAAGTCCCCCACGGGCCGTGTGAGCCACCTACAGGCTCGCCTGCGCAAGTGGGCTGGGTGATTGCCCATGTCCAAGACGCAGGTGCGCGTGGAGGTCTTGAGCGAGGGCATCCAGCAACTTCTCTCGTCGGCTGTCATTGCCGCAGAGGTGGACGGCGCAGCGTCGCGCATCGCGTCGATGGCTGGTGACCTCTTCGAAGTCAAGTCCGCCGAGGTGCGCGGTGACCGCGTTATGGCGCTGGTTGTCCCCACCGACTACGAGGGGCGTGAAGCGGAAGCCCGAGACAAGGTTCTATCTAAGGCGGTGAGCGCGTGCAGATCGTGACACCCATCGACGTTGAGGACGCGCTTGCTTCCGAGCTGGACGCGCGGCTCCCCAACGCATCAGTCCATGCAGCGCCCGCGCCCGACAACATCGGCGTGGGCGTTGTCGTTATCGAGTCTCTTGGCGGCGGGCGGCAGACGCTCGTCTCCGACCTTTACGACGTGGTGGCCTACTGCTACGCGGACTCCTACGCGGACGCGATGGCGCTTGGCGCTTCCGTGTCTGGCGAGATTCGCGCGATTCAGGCCGATGGCCAAGCCGTGGCTGGCGTGGAGTGGACAACCACCGACGCGAATCCCCCGTACAACGACCCCGACCCCGACCGCCCGACGCTGCGGCGAGCAACCGTCCGCGCGACCGTCGCTGCGCGGGGCATCCCCATCAACTAACCAAACCAAGGAGGGCCAACAATGGCTGGAGTCAACTCCGATAAGGTCTATCTGCTTGGGCCTGACCAGTCCACCACCACTGGTGCCGTCCTCAAGGGTACCAGCTCCGCAGCAGCTCCGACCGACGCGCGAACCGCGCTCGGCAACGGATGGTCTAGCGCCGCTGGCTACCTCTCCGAGAGCGGCATCACGCTCAACATCAACCGCTCCACCGCGGTCATCCGCGACTGGGGCCTGAACAACGTGCGCACCGCCACCACGGACTTCACCACGAACATCACGGGCGAATTCCTCCAGATGGACGGTGACACCGCAAAGACGCTCTTTGGCGATGCCAACGTGACCGTGACCGCCGCCACGTCCAGCAAGCCCGAGACGGTGAAGATTGGCATCGGCCCCGACATGCCCGATATCGCGCCGTTCACCTTCAACATGAAGGACGGTGACCGCCGTGGCCGCCTGTACGTCCCCAAGGGGCAGATTACGCAGGTTGGTTCCCCGACGTTCGTCCCCGGCGCTGGCAACGTGTGGCCGTTCACGCTGGACTGCTACGACGATGGCACGGGCCACTCGGTCTACCTGTTCCTCGACGATGGCGTGACGAGCGTCTAAGACAACCGACAACGGAGGTAGGAAACGATGATTGACCTCGACGCAATCCAGCCCAGCATGATGGACTTCCAGCTCGATGGCGAGACGTACAGCGTCCCAACGCTGGACACGCTCGACGCGGAGAACGTGCTTGACCTTCTCGACAAGGAGAGCGTCAGCCGCACGGACATTCTCGCGATGTTCCGCGAAGTCATCCAGAAGCACGCTCCCAACGCATTGGAGCACATGACCCTTGCGCAGCTCAAGGCCCTGCTTGATGCGTGGGAGAGCACGGGCAGCGCGGGGGAATCCTCGCCCTCGTCAGACTAGACCGCGAGACTGACGGGGCACTGACCGCCGATTGCATGGAGCGCCTGGGCTGCACGTTGGCCCGGGCGCGTCTTTTTTACGGCTGGCACTCGCTGGCTGTCTGGGCGCGCCATCTACCGCAGGACAGCGCGACATGGCGCGCTCAGCATCCGCACGAGGCCGCGTTTGCGAGCGGCTACGGGCGGGCGGTGATTGCCGCAGACACATTCGACGCGCTGATGCATGGCGTCGCATCAATCGTCAAGTCAAACGGCTGGACGATTCGCGACCCCAAGCCATACCCGCGACCTAACGCGAAGGACGCTGATGCGCGGCACTTTGGCTCTGGCGGCATCCCTGTATCCGAATTCGATGCGTGGTACTACGCGCAAGATGAATAGGGGGCGTATATGGCCGAGGGCGTAACCGTTGCCAATGCATACGTCCAAATCATGCCCTCAGCGCAGGGCGCGAAGGAAAGCATTACGTCCGCAATCCTCCCCGGCGCGGAGGAAGCGGGCAGCAGTGCAGGCGATGCGATTGGCTCTGGCATCCTATCGAAGCTCGACGCGCTGAAAGGCCCGCTCGCCGCCATCGGCGGGACGGTTCTTGGCGCAATCGGCGTGTCCAAGATTGCTGGCGCGCTGATGGACATTGGCGGCGAGTTCGACGCGATGCGCGACACGATCATTATTGGCACGGGCGCATCAGGCGAAGCGCTTGAATCGCTCGTTGGCAGCGCGGAGTCCATCGCTACCACCGTGCCCGTCTCCTTCGAGGAAGCGGGCGATATCGTCCAGAACGTCAACACGCGCATGGGCCTAGTCGGTGACGAGCTGGAGTCCGTGGGAAGCCGCGTTGCCGCGCTCGGCGAGCTGACGGGCAAGGCAATCAACCTCGATTCGCTCACAGGCTCGCTCAATGCTTTCGGCGTATCTGGCGATGAGGCCGCCGCTAAGATGGACTACCTCTGGGGCGTGTCCCAGAACACGGGCATCGGCTTCGACCAGCTCACGGGAATCCTCGAAAGCAACGCGCCCGCGCTGCAATCGCTCGGCTTCTCGATGGAGAGCGCCGCTAACATGGCTGGCCTGCTCGACAAGGCTGGTCTGGACGCGAGCGGCACGATGGGCAAGATGGGCAAGGCGCTCGTGGAGCTGGCCGAGCCTGGGGAGAGCGCCGAGGACGCTTTCCGCCGAACCGTTGACGGCATCGGCGAGTACATCGCGCAGGGTGACAAGGCGTCCGCGCTCGACCTTGCGTCCAAGGTGTTCGGCACCAAGGGAGCCACGCAGTTCGTCGCTGCTGTTGAGTCTGGCTCGCTCTCACTCGAAGAGCTGACCGACACGGCGCTTGGCGCTGGTGACGGCATCATGGGCACGATGGATGCCACGATGGACTGGCCCGAGAAGTGGGAGCTGATAAAGAACAGCGCGAAGCAGGCGCTTGAGCCTATGGGCGGCGCACTGATGGACGCAGCGACCACAGCAATGGAGCACCTGACCGAGGCGATGGGCGAGATTGACCCTGCCGTGTTCGAGGAGCTGGGCACCATGCTCGGCGAGGTGCTGTCTGGCGCCGTCGATGTGCTTTCCGATGCGCTCACGTTCCTCGTGGAGCACAAGGAGCAAATCGGCGATTTCTTCCACGGAATGGTTGACGTAATCCAGCTTGTGATTGACATTCTCGGGCCACTCATCAGCGGCTTCCTCGACGTTGCGAGCAAGGTGGTTAGCGCCATCGGCAACATGAAGGAGAACCTGTCCGCGACGTGGAACGCTATCAAGGCCAAGGTCACAGAGACGTGGGACTCCATCAAGACGAAGCTGAGCGACACGTGGAACAACATCAAAACGTCCGTCTCCACGTCGGTCGATAACGTCAAGACCACGCTCTCTAACACGTGGAGCAACATCAAGACCAGCATCAGCACGACGGTAGACAACATCAAGACCAAGGTTTCCGACACCTTCAACAGCATCAAGAGCACCGCAACGAGCGTGTGGAACGGTGTCAAATCTGCTATAGAAGGGCCGATTAACTCCGCGCGCGATGCCGTGAAGTCCGCAATCGACAAGATAAAGGGCTTTTTCAACTTCCACATCTCGTGGCCGCACATACCGCTCCCGCACTTCTCTATCAGCGGCTCTGCGAACCCGCTCAACTGGCTCACAGAGGGCGTGCCAAAGATTAGCGTCGATTGGTGGGCAAAGGGCGGCTACGTGGACGAGCCGACCGTGCTCAACCTCGACGTGGCTGGCGAGCGTGGCGGCGAGTTCGTCTGGCCGTCCTACCAGCCCTACCTGTCCCGCTATGCGAGCGCAATCGTGGACGAGATGGACAAGCAGCGCGGTTACGACCGCAACGGCGGCGTGATCGTGACGGGCAACACCTTCGTCGTGCGCCAAGAGTCTGACATTGCGGCAATTGGCCGTGCGATTAACACGGATGCCGAGAGACGCAGGAGGGCAAGGCTATGAGTTGTTATCCCGTCCTTTTCGACAACCACGACCTAACGTCAATCTTCTACGTCGAGCACGCGGAGCGCTCGCTGACCGAATGGGACGCAAACCTCATCGACGCACCCAGCGCCATCGGTTCGTTGTTCGGCGGCACGACAGCTCGTCCAATCAACGTCCAGCTCACGATGACGGTGCTGGACGATACGCGCGACGGCAGGCAGGAAGCGCTGCGCACGCTCGCTGGATGGCTTGCCGTTGAATCGCCGCGCATGCTGCAAATGGCAGACGAGGGCGGGCGATACCGCATGGCCGTGCCGAACGGGAACGCGCCAATCGACCCCTACATGGACGGCGATGCGGTGCAGGTTTCTTTCGTCTGCCCCGACCCGCGACTGTACGGAGAAGAGCACACCGTGACCGTCCCCGCGAACGGGAGCGCGACGTTCCTTGTCGGCGGCACCGCGCCCACCATGCCCACCGTGACCGCGAATGTCGGCACGTCGGCGGTTGGCGAGCAGTGGCGGCTCGCGCTTGAGGACGGCACGTACCTGCTCTACGAGTCAACCAGCGACGCGGCGTCCAGCATGCCCATGACCTACGACTGCGCTAAC